CAGAAGAACGCTAATGCAGCTCCCCCAAACAGCCCTGCAATGGCGTAATAGAGCTTAGATACGGCAAAGCTAGTAGCAACTGCTGCTGTTGGTTCCATTTGTATTCTTTCGTTATGTGTAAACAAAGGAGGAGAGTTCCCCTGATGTGTAGGAGAAGGTTTTAATTAGCTTAATGCCTTCAGGAGTGGCTCCTGACAGCGTTACACTAAGAAGGTCTCCCCCTGCGTCATACGCTAAGGTCTTTAATATGCCGTTTGCGTATGTAATAGTTGTTAAGTCGCTGCCTGTGTAGCCAAGAACCCCGTTAGAAGAAGCTAGGTTTTTATTAACTGTCTCGAAGGTGTTATAGATGAAGGTTGTCTTAAGCTCCTCGGTGCTGTAACCAGACCAAGAGTTTGTAACGCTTGTGTTGCCCCCTGTACCAGCCCCTAAAAGAGGCCCCGTGTCGATTTCTCGTCCATCGGAGAGCACACAAACTAAACTATCATCAGCAGCCCAATAGACATCGACAATGCTTACACCGTCTTTGCCTTCTGCGCCATCTTTACCATCTAAGCCATGACGTCCGTCCCGTCCGTCCTTACCTACACCATCTCGCCCGTCCTTGCCAGCTTTTCCGTCTTGCCCTTTAGGGCCGGGTTGTCTGACATATTGCTGAACCTCAGCGAGAGCAGAGGCTACCTCTTTCTTATGCTGTTTGATGGTGCTGGAAATGACATCAGCAGCTTGCTCAAAAACTGAGAGTTCCTGTTGCACCTGCTTGGCTTGTTTAGCCAAAAGCACAGAGGTTTCCACTTGTTTTAACAGAGCAAGCTGTTCGTCTTCTGTCAGAGAGCCACTAGCAATTTTATTTACTAGGTCTTTCATTTAGCTTCCTAGCTCTTGTGAGAGCTTGCTCACAAAGTCTGCTCCTGCCTTGTTCTGCATTTGCATCATGGTGATTTTCTCGTTGCTGTTGATTTCTTTCTCTTTCAACGACAAGTCAGCCAGCTTAATCCTACGCTCAAAGTCCTTGGTCTCATTGTCATTGTCCAAGTTGGTAGACAACGCTGCAATGAGCTTGGCTTTAGCGACATCAGGGGCAATTTGAGCCTCTACCTGCGTTTTCTGAGCTTCTGCTTGCTTAACCATTGCGGATGCCTGTGTATCAGCAATTTGGGCTTGTACAAGGCTTGCCTGAGCTGCTGCTGCCTCTTTCTGCTGCTGTTTCTGCTCTGGGTTAGGCTGAGACATCTTCTCCAAGGTGGAAATGAGTTCTGCTCTGTTGGACAAGCTGCTGTTAGACAAGATGCCTTTAAGGAGGACAGGAAGAACAGGAGTGTCTGGGCCTAGTGTTTGTAGGAGACCAATCATCTGCTGCTGTTCAAACTCTTTAGCCAAGATGCCAAGGGTTGCTGTTGGTGTGAACGTTACATCCACTGAAGGGTAACGCTCAGGGTCAAACTGCATATAGCGGTAGCTTGCTTTATAGATAAAAGGTATCATAAAGTCTTCTTGGAAGTTCACCAAGGTACGCTTGTACTTCTTGATGATTCCAGCCATTGCCATAGACATTCCCTGCGACCCGCCCTCACGAGGCATAGCCGAAGGAAGCCCTGCGCTGTCCACTGTCCCTGTAGCTTGTAGCAACATACGCTCGAAGTTTTGAGCTGCTGCTGGTGCGTCTTGTGTTGTTTGTCCGAAATGGAAGGGGAACAAGATGTCAGCAGGAGGGCCGTTGGTCAAGAAGCTCTTACCGGGCTTAATCTCGAACTTAGCACCTCGTGGAAGCCTTGTAGCGTCCATACCCATCATAGGGGCTGTTGTAAGGGCTACAGAGTCCATATTGGCCCGTAGCATCCCGTCAATAGCCTTCTGCATATTGTAGGCCTTCTCCACTGTACCTCTGCCATAGAAGGCTCCCGGCACTGTGTCGTCCTGATATGCAATGATGGGGCGGTCTTTCATCATGTAAGGACTTGCTTCTGCCTTTAAGAGCAGAGAGTCGTTAGCAATGACAATGATAGCCTCAACAAGAGCACTATAGTCATCAGCCACGCTGTCTTCAGGGAATAGGTCAACAACCTCTGCCCCACCTTCTTCAAGACCCTCCAGATATTCTTTAGGAACCAAGCCATAATAGGTTAGTACCTTCACTTTGTCATCTTCGAAGTTTTTGAGCTGTTGTGTTGGCTCTAAATCACTGTCGTCGTATGTGGTTCCAATGTCCACTTTACGATAGATGCCCTTCTCCATGTTCTCTACAATTTTATGGATGGAGACATATTTCTCAATTGCACACCCCATTGCGTCATCAATGCTGTCTGCATTAGCGTCAATAAGGAAGTTCTTGGGGTTTACAGGCTTTAGGAACACGCTTGTACGCTTTCCTTCCTCTACACCAATAGCAGCCGTGCCGGGAGAGCCGGGAATGGGCTGTGTGGCGGGTTTTAGCTCTGTCACCTCACGAACAACAATTTCACCAATGCCTGTTCCGTAGATTTCAGCCATCAGCTCGATGTGGTCAATGCTTTTCTTGATTTTGTCCTTCTTGAAGTCTTCCATAAGCTGTAGCTTAAGGGCTTCAACGTCCATTGGGTTGCCATCTACGTCCTTGAGGTTGTCCGTAATGTCGAAAAACTCTCCTTGACCGAAAATAGCCTCAATAATCTCAGCATGACGGGTTTCTACTGCCTGTTGGGTGGCAGGTGATATGATTCGGCTGCGTTCGCTCTCACGAGTTTTGTCTTCTGAAGCCCATTGACCACGGAAAATGCGCTCATACTCAAGCCATTTGTCTAAGAAGTTCTCATCCCGGAAGTCTCTCCATCTCTCGCAGTGGTCGACCACCCATTTAACTAGCTCTTTGTCGTCTTCGCTTTCTTCTTCCCAATCGGGGGCGTCTGATTTATTGTTTTCCATGTGTTTCCTTGTGGTTGTCTTTCAGACAACAAAGCTATTGTTTTTACTTATATTGTACGCAGCGGGTACAACTCTTAGATTAGACGGGACATGAAGACCACTAACTAACTTTCCCTGCAAAGGGATAATATGGTCAACGTGCCAATCCTCGCCACTGTCCCGAGTACGCATTACAGCTAATTGATATAAACATTTCATTTTCATGTTGTCAAAATCTGTTAGCCATTTAGGTGTGCGTTTTAATAAAGAAGCCTGTCGTTTTCGAGTGTTTGCATTTACTGAACCTTTGTTGCGTTTCTGCCAGTTAGAAGCAACTGTCTTTTTATTTTCAGCTTTCCACGCTAAATAAGTATCTGTGGATTCATATGCCATTCTTCGAGCATAAGCACATTCTTTACACCCACGATTACTTTTTAAACGAGGTGCAATGTGTCCCTTTTTACAAGGAATACCTGTAAAATACCATTTATCGCTAATATCCACTGACGACATCGAGAACCTCGTAATCTTCTTCATCGTAATCTTGCTGATAGGTTGACATACTTAATTGGTCAATATAAGACAAAGCATCAACAAGGTCATCGTGTACCCCTGCTGTGGGGAACATAATGAGCTGGTCTTTGAACTCGTCCCATTGCCCGTCTTCGTTAAAGGACACCTTGCCGTGTTCCATTCGTCCCTGCAGCGACCAAACCACCCTGTCTGTTTTATTCTTATTTCCGTGTGTGAGTTCGTGGATGTGTGCGTAGGTGTTATATTTCCGCATGAAGTCTGTTAGGTAGGGGAAAACAGCATTCCTAGCCATTCCCCGTTCACAGCCCACAGCAACAGGTTGATACTCCTTAATGTTCTTCAGGATTCTTGTAGCTGTGTCTTTGATGTCCCAACGACCACTCTCAATCTTACTTACCCACCATTCACCATTGTCCGTCACCTTAACAATTGCAATGGCAGTGCTGTCTAAATGCTTCTTCTTGGAGGCACTGACAGCTTCAAAACCAGCAAGGTCGAAGGCCATGACATAAGAACCTTCTTTTGGCTCTGGAGCTGTCTTAAACCAGCTTTCCTTGAATATGTCGCTTCCTGCTGTATCGAAGGAGCTTAAATATTCCTGCTTGAAGGCAAAGGAGCTTAGTGTGCGTTTAGCTGCTTCAATTTCCTTTGGGTCAATGGTTTCATTGTCCTCAGTGGTGAAGTGCCAGCTTTTCCATTCTTCGTCTGTCTCATCTCGTCCGAGCTTGTAGACATCATAGAACCAATTGCGTCCGCTAGGAGTGGAAATGAACATGGCTCGTCCCTTCTTATCGGACAGAGAAGCTCGTACAATTTTCTCCCATACATCAGCTTTAATAAAGGCACATTCGTCTAGCACTGCGTACGTCAGAGACACGCCTCGTAAACTATCGGGATTGTCTGCTCCCCTTACTAGAATTTTACGACCATTTATCAGGGTGATTTCGAGGTTGTTAACGTGGCTGCTCTTGATGACCTGCCGACCAAGGTCATGTAGCAAGTCCCAAATAATGGTACGAGCTTGGCCGATTGTTGGAGCAATGTACATCACTGCACTCCCCTCGGGGCAGTTCAGAGCCTCTATGAGCAGCGTTACGGCTGACAACCTGCTCTTACCACAACGACGACCAGCAGCTACAATTTTAAACCGCTTATCGCTCTTAAAGACCTGCTGCTGCCACTGGAGCAGCGAGAAGTTTAGTTCTGTCATACGTCTATCACATCCTCTGTGCTAACTGTGGGAGATGTCAACCCAGTTATGTTAATCGATATTTGAGGGGTGCTTCCTGCGTTCTTGGAGGCTTCAAACAAACTCATCGGTAAAAGTCTGTCGACCGACATTTTTAGAGCTGCCATTTGACCGGGGTGCTCATCGTTCATAGCAATGCTAATTACCTTGTCAATTATTCGGGTTCCACCTGTTGCTAGGAGCCTTTCCTTAAACTCTTGGATGCGACCAGCATCACCAACAGGACGACCAATCTTCCCTTTGTTTCTCTCTTTAACGGCTATGAGGTCGGCCTTGGGGGGCCTCCCCTTCCCTCTTGTTTTAGGTACGACTGTTGTCATGCTGCTTTCCGTTCACTTTCACATTGCTTACACACATGGCGTAAACCTGTAAAACTTTTTGTTTCTTTGTGGAAAGACGCAAGAGGTAGTGTCTCCTCACACTTTGAACACTTCTTAAAGCCTTGCTCAAAGAGGTCTAAAATTTCCTGCTTCTTATTAAAAATA